GCGCGTTTAAAAGACGATTTCGGCGCGCAAATAAAACCAATTGTGAGGTATTAGAAAAATGGCAGTAAAATCAAAAGGTGGATTAAATAAAAATATAGGTTATATACCTGGAAAACCCAAACTGACTCTTCAAGGTAAGGGAAATGGAACTAAATATGCTGCAACAAGCCGTAACAAGGCTCGTAAACCTTATCGAGGACAAGGAAAATGAGTAAAACTCAAAGAACCGTAAGAGAGGGCAATCTTTGCCGACCAGATAAAAGATATAAAGGTATTAAAACTCAAGCAAAAGCAAATAAAGGCAAAAAGTCTAAATAATTTGAGTTTATAGAGTTTAAAAAAATGGCAGATTCAGATCCAAAACTATCACCTCTAGCTGAACCAGAAGCCCCAGAAGAAGCTTCAGTATTTTCTTATGATGTTTCTTCTCAAGCTTCCTCTTCAACCGCAAATAAACCAAATCCAGCTTCTCCTCTAGCCGCGGGTTAATATGACTGAAAGAGAAGATTATATTCATGAATGGATTCGAGAAGTTTCGAAAAGTAAACCAGAATTGGGTGGGTTAGCTGTTTGCCCTTACGCTTCTTCATCAAAAAATTTAATCGTAGATACAACTATTGATAACATTGTACCCGAACCTGGGTATGATGTTATCATTTTTATTATAGAAAGCTTTTGGAGACCTGATCATGTGATGAAATGGGTCAAACATTATAACGAAAAATTCCCTTACTACAAATTTTTTGAAGATTTATCCTGCAGAGACACATTTATTGCTGGTGTAAAAACAAATAATGAAAAATATAACCTAATTTTGTGTCAATCGAAACAAAAATTGAGCAAAATTCGCAAAAAATTAGCAAAAACTGAGTATTATACCTTTTGGACCGAAGATTACCTTAAAGAAATACTCGGAGATGACTATAAATTGTTAGAAAAATCCTCCGAAGACGAGTAAAATATCAAATTTTGAACATTTCGGGATAGCAACCCCGTAAAAAGTTCTGATTTTTACAATCAGGAGCTAAAATGTCAAATTTACCCGTTGATAGAGACAAAAATTACATGAAAAAAATGTGGGGAACCACAAAATTAGTTACAGATTACTACGAAACCCCTAAAAACAGAATTATTCAAGAAGTAATGTATGATCGTGCGCCTAAACATGATCTGATGAGACAAACAGACCTTCATGAAAAAATTCGCAATGATGAAGATTACGATGATTGGGAGTATGGAACCGAGCCAGTCTATGGCAAAAAGTGGTAAGAATGTCTTATACATATAATAAATACCCTTAGTTTGAGTAATGACCAGGATTTCTCGCAAATTTAAAGACATCAGTCTTTCTTTTGTAAGAAATCCTGTAACTAATGATATTCTTGCAATAACTGATGCTGATGCAATTAAAAAATGTGTTATTAATTTAGTTAGAACTAGAATAGGTGAAAGATTTTTTAATTCTTTGTTGGGGTCTAGAGTTGATGATTCTATGTTTGAATTGCAATCTCCAGAAACAGCTCACTCTATTGAAATAAGTATACAAAGTCTTCTAAAAAATTTTGAACCAAGAATATCTTTATCATCAGTGGTAGTTGCATATCCCGAAGACTCCAATGATTTAAATGTTCGAATTTCTTACACTATAATAGGATTATCTTTACCAACTCAAACAATAGATTTCATATTACAACCAACTAGAGTCTAATGTCATTTAATCAATTCACAAATTTAGACTTTAACGATCTAAGGACTCAGATCAAAGATTATCTACGTGTAAATCAGAATTTCACAGATTTTGATTTTGAAGGATCTAACTTTTCGGTTTTAATAGATTTATTGGCCTACAATAGTTACATAACTGCTTATAATACTAATATGGCAGTTAACGAAATGTTTCTTGAAAGTGCTACTCTCAGAGAAAATGTAGTTTCACTTGCAAGAAATATTGGTTATTTGCCTAGATCTAAAAGATCTTCAAGAGCAAATGTTAGTTTTACTGTTGATATGAGTCAAACCGACGCTAAAACTGTAAAACTTTTAGCCGGCCAGGTTGCGCTTGGTGCTGTAATAAATGGTAATTATATTTTTTCAATACCAGAAGATGTTATAACTCCTGTTAACACTGATGGAATAGCTGTTTTTGATAATTTGCCCATATATGAAGGTCAGTATTTAACAAGTACATTTATTGTAGACACATCTCAAGCTAATCAAAAATTTATTTTACCCAATGTTAATATTGATACAACTTCTATTCGAGTTAGTGTAACTGATGCTGTAACTGAGATTTATTCCTTATATGATACTCTATTGGGCATTGGAAAAGATATTAGATTCTTTTTAGTTCAAGAAGTTGAAGATACCAAATACGAAATTAAATTTGGAGATAATATTATTGGAAAAAAACCATCAAATGGCAGCACAATAGAAGTTAGTTATATTGTTACTAGTGGACCTTCTGGTAACGGAGCTTCAAATTTTACATTTTCTGGTAGATTAAAGGATAATAATCTTTTTGATATTACTTCAGGTATTTCTTTACTTACAACCCAATCAAAATCTGAAAGTGGAGACGATATAGAATCTATAGATTCTATTAAATATTTTTCCCCAAAAGTATTTGCTTCTCAATATCGTGCAGTAACATCAAATGATTATAAAGCTCTTATTCCATATGTTTATCCAAATGTAGAGTCCGTAAATGCATATGGTGGCGATGAATTAGATCCACCAGAATATGGGAAAGTTTTTATATCTATAAAACCAAGAAATGGAACATTTTTATCTGAAATTACAAAACAAACAATTTTAAATACTATTAAAAAATATTCAATAGCTGGAATTAGACCAGAAATTATTGATCTGTCATACCTCTATATTGAATTGGATACATCTGTCTACTATAACGCAAATTTATCAAGTAGTCCACAGACAGTAAAAACAAAAGTTGTTGATACATTGACAGAATATGGTAATTCTAAAGATGTTAATAGTTTTGGTGGAAGATTTAAATATAGTAAAGTTGTTGGATTGATAGATGATTGCAATAAAGCAATCACATCTAATATTACAAAAGTAAAGATGAGAAGAGATATAAAACCAGAATTAAATTCATTTGCAACTTATGAAATATGTTTTGGAAATAGGATACATACTAGAGATGGTGGATATTCTGTAAAATCAACAGGATTTTTGATTAATGGAGTTTCTGATGTTATCTATATGTCAGATATTCCATCGGAAGATAGGAAAACTGGAATTATATTCTTTTTTAGATTGGATAGTAATTTACCGGTAACTATTAAAAACAATGCAGGAACAATCGATTACATAAAAGGTGATATTAGATTAGATGTTGTAAATATTCAATCATCTGTATTAAGTAATGGTTTTATAGAAGTTCAAACAATTCCAGAATCAAATGATGTTATAGGATTACAAGATTTGTATTTACAATTAGATGTTAAAAATTCTGTGGTAAATATTGTAGAAGATGTTGTGAGCTCTGGTGAAAACTCTTCTGCAACTCAGTATGTGGTCACATCTAGTTATCTAAACGGAAAGTATACAAGATAAAATGTCAGAAATTAAAAGAGTAAAAATTGGTTCTCTCCTAGAATCCCAAATTCCAGAATTTTTAGTTAATGAATCTCCTCTTCTTATAGATTTTCTTGAACAGTATTATAAGTCATTAGAATATCAATCTGGTTCAATTGATATTATTTCCAATATTACTAAGTATAAAAACAGTAAAAAGTTTAACAATATAGATTTAATAGAAAAAACTACCTTAACTTCTGAAATTTTAACTTTTGATCAAAAAATAAATGTAACATCAACTAGAGGTTGGCCAGATACATATGGACTTTTAAAAATAGATGATGAAATTATTACATACACTTCAAAAACAAATACTTCATTCGAAGGATGTATTAGAGGATTTAGTGGAATTGAAAATTTAAAAGCCTTAGATAATCCAGAATTTGCAATATTTTCATCCACTCAATCTTCAGAACATAAATCTGGAGCCTCTGTTAAAAATTTAAGTAATTTATTTTTAATTGAATTTTTTGAAAAATTTAAATATGAATTTTTACCTGGATTTGAATCCAGAGATTTTTATGAAAATCTATCTATAGAAAATGTATCATATAAAATCAAAGACTTATATTCATCTAAGGGAACCGATCAATCCTATAAACTTTTATTTAAAATTTTATATGGTTCTGATATTGAAATTATCAAACCTCAAGAGTTTACATTAACTCCATCATCAAACTCATACTTTCTAACAAAAAATATTCTTGTAGAGAAAATTTCTGGTGGAAATCCAACAGATATTAAAGGTAATTTCTTATTTCAAGAAATTGCAGGAATTGGAACAGTTAGCGCTTCTATATTTAATGTTGAGTATAGACCAGTATCTAATAAAAACTTTTATGAAATTTCTTTAGATAGTACATCTTTCACAGGAAGTTTTCAAGCTTCCGGTAAGACAAGAATATTAGAAGCTGTTTCGATTAATTCTAATACTATTGTTGTTGATTCTACTGTAGGATTTGCTAATTCTGGGTCACTTTTAGTAAAACCAAAAAATTCTGATTTTATTACGATTAACTACTCTGGAAAAAATATTAATCAATTTACTGGAGTTACTAATGTAACAAAATCTTTGGATTTTGGATTGGATTTAGTAGAATCTAAATTTGCATTTAGTTATGTTGGATTAGGAAATACATCTAAAGTTGAATTTCGAGTAGTTAATGTTATTGATAATATTGATTTTTCTCAAACATCAAATCTAAGAGTAGGAGATACAATATCTCTATCAAGTTTCGGTAGAGATTTATTCAATAGATTTGAATTTAATAGTTGGATATATAATCTTCCCACAAATCATGATATTAATGTTATATCTCAAGTTGATGCAACCAAGTATAGAATTGAACTATTCGATAAAATTTATTTTTATACTGGAGAGCCAATTTTACTAATAGATTCCAATGAACAAACTTTAGAAGTTAATATTATTTCTATTGAGTATTCCCCTTCAGATATAATAAAAAAATATAGCCAAAAAATTCTTATACAAGTAACAACTGTTGGATCTTTTGATGTTCCAAGTGCTATTAAAATAAGAAAAAAAATCTATAAAGCAAATCATTTTAGTAATTACTTTAATAATTTAAATTTGATACCAACATCAGTTCAAAATACATATACTGATTCAAGAGAGGAATATTTCTATGTAACCTCATCAGGATTACCAAATTATACGATTTTTTCTACAGATAACAAAAAATCTTTATCAACTAATGTTGGAATTTCTAAGACTGATACTTTTAATGTTACTAATCATAATTATTTAAGTGGAGAGGTGGTTTATTATCAACCTCAACAAGTATCAGGAATACAAACAGGACTTTATTTTGTTACTAAAGTTGATAATAATAAATTAAAATTTTCTTACAGTAGATCAGATGTTTTTTCAAAAAAGTATATAACAACTACTATACCAATAACTAATGATATTTTATTTACGACTGGATATCAAAACAAAACTTTAAAACATCAAAAGTTATTAAAAAAATTTCCTTTTAATCGGATAAAGGCAGCATTTGATGATTTAAACGAAAGAACTACTTTTAACCGAGAATTGGGTCTTTTAAATAATGGGGTCGAACTACTTTCTCCAACTTTATTCGATGAAAATATTTACTATGGAACAGTAGAGTCAATTAATGTTACTAATAAAGGACAAGATTATGATTTAATTGATGCTCCACCAATCGTAATAAATGATGATGCTGGATCTGGATGTAAAGCACATGTAAATCTCTCCGGAACAGTTAGGGAAATTAAAATACTAAGTGCTGGATATGGGTATCAAGAAAAACCTAAAATTACCATTGTTGGTGGAAATGGCAGAGGTTGCGTATTAGAATCAAACTTTGTTAATACACAAATTTCTGCAGGATTTAAAGCGGACCTCAATGTAATTCCAGGAGCTAATACTATACAGTTTTTAAATACTCTTCCTTTTGAAGATGGGGAACAGGTAATTTATGATTCAAATAATAATAGTAATATTTTAGGAATTGTTAATAGTTCAACATATTTTGTTGGAATTTTAACCGATAATAAAATTAAATTATTTAATAATAGAACAGATGCTCTCCAAAAAATAAATGAAATAGATATTGTTGGAGTTTCCTCTGGATTCCATTTTATAAGAACTTTAAAAAATAAAAATACTTTTACAAAGATTTATGTAAAAGATCCTGGAGAAGGATATTCAAATAGAAAAATAAAAGTTCCATCTGTACTTTCAGCCGATAATGGAACTTTAGGTATTAATACTTTTGATTCTTATATTTTTGCAAGAAATCATGGATTTTCTAACGGAGAGGTTGTAATATACAGTTTTACAGACACTGCGATAAGCGGACTATCATCTGTATCATACTATAAAGTTAAAGTCATAGATAATGATAAATTTAGACTTTTTAATTCCGGAGTTAGTACTTCTTTAAGTGATGAAAATTATACAAAAAATAAATTTGTTAAATTTGGCTCATTGGGAATCGGAACTCATATTATTGGCTATCCACCCATTGAAGTGCGTGTAGAATCAAAATCTGGCACAGGAGCCACTACAAATATAAACTCAGAGTTAAAACCAATCGTACTGGGTTCTATCGAAGATGTTTATGTTGAAGATGGAGGTATTGGATATGGATGTACAAATATTGTTAATTATCATAGAAGACCAAATACCGGAATTGCAAGTATAACATCTGAAGCTATTTTAAAGCCAATTATCATTAATGGTTCAATAGTTGATGTTCAAATTATCGGTAGAGGCAATGGTTTTAGAGAAAATTCTGAAATAGTAATTTCGGGCGAAGGAAGTTACGCACAAATAGAACCAATTGTAGAGGATGGAAAACTATTTGCTGTAAATATAGTTTTTGGTGGCGTGGGATATGATTCAAAAACTACAATATTAACTTTAAAGAATAGAGGATTGAATGCAAAATTTTTGACAAATATAAAGGAATGGAAAATAAATCAAGTAATCAAAGCTAAAAATATTATTAATAATGATGATGATGGTGTTCTATATGCTTCTAAAAATCCAGAACTTGAATTACAATTTATCAATTTTTATGTTCCTAAAAAATTAAGATATCAACTATCGGATAATCTAGGACAAAATAATAAAGAAAATACCGGTACACTTAATCACTCTCCAATTTTAGGTTATGCATATGATGGAAACCCCATCTATGGGCCATATGCATATGACACAGTATCTGGTGGATTTATACGAAGAATGAATCCCAGTTATATATTGAATGTTGACTTAACTCCAGGTAAAAGGCCGCCATTGTTTGAAAATGGATTTTTCATTAATGATTATATTTTTGATGGTTCAGGTGATTTAGATCAACATAATGGTAGATTTTCTATAACTCCAGAATATCCAAATGGGGTATATGCATATTATAATTCAATTGATGTTAATGCCGCAAATGAACCTGTTCCCAAATACCCATATGTGGTTGGTCCGTATTTTTATAATAAACCAGTAAAAGAAAATTTCTTACCTGGATTTAATCAAGACTCCAAAATTTTCGATACAAGTTTAACTCGAAATGTTGGCCCATATTATCTGAACTCTGCCAATTCATCTTATGATTTAATAGATAAAGTATTAGAAGAATATAAACAAGAATTTATTATAACCGAAATAAACTCTGGTAAAATAGAAGATGTATCTATATTTTCTCCTGGAGATAATTATAAAGTTAATGATCCTGTAGAAATAGACATAAGTGATACTGGGGGCATACAATCAAATGTGGTTGTAAGTGAATTAGAAGGTAGAGAAATTACAAACTTTAGTTTAATCGAAGATAAAATAACTGACTATGAAGTCATAGTTAGAATACCTGATACTATTATACGAACAAAATCACCGCATGGAATTATAAATGAGCAACCAGTTCTGATCAGTGGAATATCAACAATTACTGCACTTTCATTACAAGGTGTTAAATATGCTAAAGTTGCAGAAAAAAAATCGGAATTACTAGAATCTATTGGTGATTTGAATTCAACTGGAATATCAACTTTTATAAAAGTAAAAGATATTAATGGATTTAAATCAAATGATTTTATAGGAATAGGAACAGAAATTTTATTAATTACTAATGTTGATATTAGAAGATCTGGATTTTTTGTAAATAGACTTCAAAATACTGGAATTCATTCCGTTGGAATTGATACAGTATTTTTACTTCCAAAAGAATTTAAAATTAAAACAGATGTAAATGAAAGTTTACAAGAGCCGGGCGCAAGTAATGTGGAACTAGTTGATCCGAGTAACTTTAGAATTGATAATTATACAACATTTTTTGATCCAAGATTTACTGTAGGTATTGGTACTAGTGGCTCAATTCGTAATGTTGTAGGAGTTGGAAGTACATCACAATTTGAAATTAGGTTTATTCCAACAAGAAGTATATTTATACCCGGTCATAAATTTTTTACTGGCCAGCCATTAATTTATAACTCTGGGTCTGGAGTTGCAGGTACATCTTTGTTCGTAAATAATGTAGGATCTTCAGTTTCATTTAAATTACAAGATAATCAATTAGTCTATGCTGTAAATTTAGGTAGAGATTATGTTGGACTATCTACAATTGGATTTACCAGTTCGATAGGAATAGGCACCACTAATAATTGTTTACAATTTTGGGATCAGGAAAAATCTTATGGTGTGATAGGAGCGGCTCACTCTTTAACTACTATAAATCCAAGAATAACGGGAACACTACAAAAAAATATAGGTGTAGTAACAACATCATCAAATCATAATCTAAAAGTTGGCGATACAATAAAATTCAATGTATCTACATCTTATAATGAAGTTATAAAAGTTGTTTTTGATCCTGTGAATAGAAAAATTTTGATGCGAGAAATTGCATTTTCAAACAGTAATGTATCCGTTGCTGATGATACTATAGATATTTCTTCATACTCGGGGAATATTAATACTGGTGATAAACTTGTGTATATTGCACAAAATCCAATTAACGGACTATCAAATTATGGAATTTATTATGTTTCAAAAACTGATTTTAATTCTATAAGACTATGCCAACATAGAAGCGATATATTCGAATCTAAATTTATAAATTTTTCATCAACAGGTGGATCAATCCAAAAATTATATTTTGTCAATCCACAAATTTCTTGTGTAAGAACTTCAAAAATAGAATTTGATTTGTCTGACACTAGCTTACAGAATCTTAATTTAGAATTTTATTTTGATGTAAACTTTATCGAGCGTATTAATGAAAGAAAAGGATTTTTTGTAACTAGATCTGCAATTCCTGGAAATACGGGTGCAAAAGTTATTTTAGATCTTTCAGACCAAAGTTTTCCCATATATTACAAATTTTCTTCTCAGGGATCCTCTGAGGAAAGTAAAAAACAAATATCCACAGATTATGATGTAGTATCCAATAATAAAATTTCAATAATAAATCATAAACTTAATGATAAATTCGTAGTAACAGCTGTACCATCTAGTAAAAAATTTATATTTAATAATAATAAAAACTTAACAGACATTGAAAAACAAATTCTGGTTCAAAATTCAACTATCTTTTCTTATAAAACAACATCTACCAATGCTTTAGGACCAATATCGGACTTAAAAATTAATTTTGAGGGTAGAGGATACAAGAAATTACCAATTGTTAAAGGAATAAAAAGCGCCTCAGGTACAAATGCGGTTGTAAAGCTTATATCTCCAACAATTGGCAGAGTTGAAACTTTTGATAGAGTAAAGGATGGATTTGATTATCCAACAGACCCTACGCTCTCACCATTTTTAAGTGTACCAACCATTATTGGAGTAAAAGATATACGAACCATAGACTATATTGGAATAGTTACTGGAGGCAGAAGACTTAATACTGCACCAAAATTAATAGTGAGAAATGATACTAATGGCATAGAACTTGCCTCTAATGTATCTGCAGGATCTGTGGTTTCTGTAGATATTATTAAAAATTCTACCTCAATATCAAATCCTCTTGAAATATTTACAATACATAATTCAAATGGATATGAAATAGACTCAGTTTCTATTGCTGGAAATTTAGTAACTTTAGAATTAACAAATAATCTAGCTTCAAATAATCCATTTATACCTTCAGGATTTGGTCAAACCAGTTATACATTCCCATTTGCTCCAGGAGATCAAATTTTTATTGAAAATTGTAGACTAACACCATCTACTGCACAGTTAGCTAATTTTAACTCATCTTCATACGGTTACCGATTTTTTGATGTTGTAGGAGTTAGTTCTTTTAATAATACTGTTACTTATGATATGACAGGAATTGTTACAGGTGGTTTTGGTACATATGATGATGATTTTAATTTAGGTACAGTTATTAATAAAAAAGATTTGCCAGTATTTGAAATGATATTGAAAGATGATGTAAATTATTTTTCTAATGAAAAAATATCTTCTACTAAGTTTTCTGGAGTAGTAATGGAAAATGGTTGGGATAATAAACTCAATCAAATGAGATTAAAAAATATATCTGGTGAAATAAATGTCCTGGATAAAATTTTCGGAGAAACTTCTAGAATTAATGGAACTGTTGAATATTTTGATGTATTTAACTTATATGCAACACTGGGCATCTCTCGTGATAAACGGTCTTCAATAGATCTTTCTTCTGGCATTTTAAATGAATATTCTCAAAGAATTTCTGATAATTTTTACTATCAAAAATTTTCCTATTCTATTAGAAGTAATGTTCCATATAGTACATGGAGAGAATCGGTAAGATCAATCGTTCATCCTTCTGGATTTAAAGAATTTTCCGATTTGGAAATATTTACTCAAGCTACATTAAATGAAGTTAATGTTGGTATTTCTAAGTCAACAAATATGAGACCAAAATTATTAGGTAATGATTCATCTACCTTTATTAATGTCGATTCAGTAATAAATTTTAGTAATAAACAAAATTTTGCTAGAGTTTATGAGGAAGAGACCTTATCAGATGGATCAACTCAAAATATATTTTTTGATGGCGGCATTGATTTGAGTTCTTTCATAGTAAACAAAACAAATAAAGTTATTCGGGTTGATGATATAAGTACTCAATTTGACGGGAGTTCAATACAGGATTTGCGTGATAGATTTGCTGATGCATCTGATTTGATAGATGGTAACCGATTATTCATTCAAGAAGAAGTTGTAGGATTTATAACTGCTACTTATCCTGGAATCACCACCAATCCAGATTGGGATAGAGATGTTTGTGCAAGAGATGTGGGATTAGTTGTTGATGCAGTTTCACACGATCTCAAATATAACTCGAATAACAAAACAGTTGAAGCAGCACTTTCATACTGGTCAACTCCAGCTGGAACAAATTATGTGGATGGAGAAACTACCGAAACAATAGCCGGATTTAAGTATATTGTCGAGTTAACTAAGTTTATTATTAATAATACGGGAGTTAAAACTTCGTATCAACTTGCTAATCCAGTTGGTATTAATAGTTTAGTTTATAATAATATAACAGGTATAGCCACAGTTGGCACTACAACTTTTCATGGACTCTCAACTACAACTACAAATTATGTTGTTTTAAAAAATATAACTCTTTCTTGTAATTCTGGCGGTGGAATAACTACTGCAATTTTCCCGAGTCTTGGTGCAGGACCAGATGGAAATGCTTCGTTATCTCCTAAAGGATTTGTTTATAAAGTAGAAATTATTGATGGGGTTACATTTAGAGTTAATACGGGCCCATCTACTATTACTCATGATTATGTAAACGGGGGAACGGTTTCACAAGCATTTATATCTACAACACAGTATTCAAATACTACAATTTTACCGGACATTAATTGTAGTTTATCTTACAGTGAAAATTGTTGTGCAGATGTTCAAAGTGCAATTAGTAACTATATTGGAATTATTACTTCAGTAATTGGAATTGGAGTAACTGCCGCTCCAAGCACCATAACATATCCATCTATACAAAGAGGTGGAGGTATAGTCGGACTAACAACATTTAAATTAACAAATAATGGAACTCCGTTATTTAAACATCAAGTTTCCAGTAATAATATTAATTCCGCCACCGATACATTCACAATTCCAAATCACAATTTCCAGTCTGGTCAAGAATTAATTTATAATTATACCAGTGGTACACCGATAGGAATTGCTACAACTTCATATGTTTCAGGAATAACTTCAACTTTAATGCAGGTTTATAATTTTGATGGTACTGCGGTTCTTGAAAATGGATATTCTGTTGCGATAACGACGAGTATAACTGGAGTGGGTACGGTTCTAGTACCGGTTGGGCCAACTTCTAAATCATATGTTCAAGTCATTGGAATAACAACAACCGGATCTACAGCTGAATTTACAGTATTCAGATCATACTCTTCAACTACTGGTCAACCACTTTCGACTTCAATATTACCTACTAAAGGTGGAAAAGGATATTCTGTAGGACAAACTGTTTCTATTGCGGGAACATATTTGGGTGGTGCTACTCCAGCCAATAATCTTACATTTGTAATTTCAAAAACTGGACCAACTGTAATTTCTGGGCAATCGAATCAAAGTTATCTTTCCGTTCCTTCTAATGATTCATCTGGAGCTACTTTTGATATCTCTAGAGATTCTTCTGGAGCAATTAATTTTGTTGGAGTTTTAAATGGTGGATCTGGATATGCATCTACCTCTATAGTTTCTGTTGCTGGAACTTATATCGGAGGCACAGATTCAAATGATAATTTGAAATTTAGTCCACTTGAACTGGGCACTAAAGTTTTACCAAAATCTCTCTTTGTATATAAACTAAATGATAATCAATTTAAATTATCTGGATTGTCTACTAGTGTATTTTTAGATATTACTGGTGTAGGTACAGCCATTCATTATCTCGAATACAAAGAACCAAATCACAGTATATTGGTGTCTATTGATGGGATAATACAAAAAGCTTTGACTAGAAAATCTTTAAATGTTTCTTTAGCTTCTAGTGTTTCAACAGCATCGACAACAATATTAACCATATCATCAGGAATTTCTTCATTGGTTAAGAACGATATTATTAATTTAGATGATGAATTCGTTTCAATTAAAACAATTGGTGTTTCTTCTGCAAATAAAATAGAGGTTGTAAGAGGATATTTTGGTTCGGTCGCAACATCACACACTGTTGGAACATCTGCTACTGTTATGGTTGGTAATTTTAATATTGATGGGGATGTAATATATTTTGATACTGCTCCATATGGACAAATTGGTCGAGTGGGATTACTGACTGGATCTATTTTTAATGCTAGAGTTTTTAGTAGAAAATTTGATCCCAGTGTTCCTCAAGACAAAAATCTACTTATTGATGACTTGTCCTTATCTTTTACCGGTATTGCTGCAACACAGTTTACTATAAAATCTAAGGGACAAACCGTAAATAGTTTATTTAATACTGTTAATAGTGCTACTGAAATAAGTAATAATCCTATAATAATAATTAATAATGTTTCGCAAAATCCATTAGAAGATTTTACGATTGATGGATCTGGAACAAACACACTTCAATTTTTATCTGGAGTTCCAAAAGCAGGAAAAATATCTAAAGTTTCTGTATCAACAAGTCATGGATATATTCCAAGAATTGGAGCAGCTGCAACTGCAGCCGTATCTGTTACTGGAACCATTAGCAGTGTTAGAGTTTCTGGCGGCGGATCCGGATATAGATCTGCTCCCGTTGTCAGCATTGCAGCCACTGTTGGATTTGGCGCAAGCATAACCGCTTTAGTTAGCGCAGCTGGAACAATAACTGGATTTGTTATTGTAAATGCTGGAACTGGTTATACAACAATACCAGAAAAATCTAGTCCAAAAGTAGTAATTGGAATACCTACAGGATATAGTAATTTAGCTCTTGGGTATACTTCTGGATCATCTGGAAGTGGCCAAAATGCAAAATTAACAGTTGAGGTCGGCCTGGGATCTAGTATAACTTTCTATAAATTTGATGAACCTGGGAAAGGATATAAAATTGGTGATAAATTAACACCACTTGGAATAAAAACCAATACTACATTTAGATATGATACACTATCCATTTCCAATTTAACATATAATAATTTAACTGGAATTACTACGATAACTACATCAAATTCTCATAATTTAAACGAAAGTGACGATGTAATTTTAACTGGAATTGCATTTACTTGTGGATATGATGAAGTAGGAATTAAGACATTTTCGTATGATAATGTTACTGGGGTTTCTACAATTGTTACATATTCTCCTCATGGATTATTAAGAACTGATGTTCCATATAATCAAACGGGTAATGAAGTATTTTTATATAATTTGCCGTTTAATTGTCCATCATACACAACGAATGCCGCAGTCAATATTAGTAATGTTGTTTACAATAATATAGCTGGCATTGCTACAATTACAACATCCTCTAATCATGGTGCGGTTACCGGAAAACAAGTAAAACTGGCTGGAATTGCATTTTCTTGTGCCGCACATAGTGCAACTGGAATTGCAACTTATAACATTACCAATTTTGTCTATACTAATCTTACCGGTATAACAACCATTACACTTAACGCAAATCATGGATTAATACCAGGTGAATATGTTCAACTTTCTGATATTATTCTTTCTTGTCCATCAGAAGCTATCGGATATTCAACCACCAAGTTCCCATACTCAGCTGGTATAGGGACCTTGGGCAACTCTTATCCGAAGAGTAGTCCAAATACCCTTGGGGGAACTTTTAATGTGTTCCGGGTTCTTGCAGGTACTTCTGGTACGACGATTGTATTTTATGCAGGAATTTCTACCGTTGCACACATTTATAGTTCGGGTGGTACAGCAACAGTTGGTATTACTTCAACGATATATCCATACCCAGGATCAAGTCCAAACGCTGTAAGTGGAACATTTGATGTATTTAAAGTTAACTCAGTTTTAAGTAACACACAATTCACAATTAAAGCAGGAGTTTCTAGTATTGCACATACTTATGTTTCTGGTGGAACAGCTCAATCAGGTGTAACAACTACAATATTCCCCGATGGCACAAGTACTTATGGAAAAGTATTCCCAGTTCTTACATCTTTAGGATCCACAAGTTTTACAATAAATTCTGGAATTTCTACAATTCCACATGTATTTGTTGGTTGGCCAGAAATAGGAATTACTACATTTAAATATACTAATACAACTGGTATTGCAACAGCGACTACTTCAACTAATCATGGCTATCTAATTGGAGATAAAGTTACCTTAGCAAACCTTTCTCTTACTTGTCCTGGATATGTTCAAAATCCAATTGTAAATATTATAGATCTTGTTTATGATAAGGTATCTGGAATAGCAACAATCACTACCGCAAGTGATCACTTAGCTATTACCGGAAAGCAAATCAAGTTAGCTGGAATCGCTCTTACTTGTCCTAGTGGATCTGGTATTACATCTACAATATTCCCGTATCCAGGATCTAGCCCAAATACATTAAGTAATTGGGATATTTTTAAAGTTAATTCTATAATAAGTAATACTAAATTTACCATTAATGTTGGTATTTCTAGTATTGCCCATACTTATGTTTCGGGTGGAACAGCGCAGGCTGGTATTACATCTACAATATTCCCATATCCAGGATCTTCCATTTATGGGGCCACATTTACTGTTACAGGTATAACTACAAACACTTTTACATTTAATGCAGGTATCTCTACAATTGTTCATAATTATGTCAGTGGTGGAATAACTAAAAAAGTTCCAACTATGCAAAGAATTCTCAGATATACTGAGTCTAGTGGTGATGGAGCTTATGAATTTGGAGTTATTTCCGTTGCATCTACAAATACATTTACTATACAAGCTGGTTCTATTTCAAGTATACCACATTATTATGTTCAAGGTGGCATAGTATCCTTTAAACAATATCAACCATTTATATTAACGGTCGAAGAAGTTGAAACAGATAGTTTTTCTGGTTTCTATCCTGGTCAATTTATAAAATTTGATGATATTTCTCAATTCTTTAATGGATTTAGGAAAAAGTTTACTCTTTCTACAACTATAAATGGGGTAAGACAAGTTCTTGGACTAAGAGTTCCTACTGGAACAGATTTAGATGTAACAAATAATATTTTTATATACATAAACGATGTACTACAGGTTCCAAATTCATCGTACAGATTCTCTGGAAGTAGAGTCATATTTACCGAGGCGCCTAAACCAGGATCAAAATGTTTTATTCTGTACTATAGAGGGTCATCTAATGATGTTGAGTTGATTGTACCACCACCAACAATTAAACCTGGAGATAAAGTAATAATTCAGGAAAATCCAGAAGATCCTTTTGATATTTCTCAATTTGATCGTGTTGTTAAAAAAATAACGGCTTCTGATCAATTAGAAACTTTTAATTATTATTCTGTTGGGATAATAACTGATCCAACAAAAATTAGACCTCTTACCTGGCAAAAACAAATCAGTGATACCGTAATCAGTGGTACATTGTATTCTAAATCAAGACCAAATTTGCAAAGTAATGTAAGACCCTCCGCATCTATTATTAAAACTATTTCACCACAAGATACTGCGATATATGTTGATAATGCTTATCCTTTATTTTCAGATTTAGATCAACTCTCTGAAGATATTAGAGATCTTTTCATATTTGAAGATAAATCTATTATTCCGGCTTTAGGTCAATCTATAGTTTCTTCTTCATCTACGATTTCTTCTATAGTCATAACAAATAGTGGAGTTGGTTATGCAAATACACAATCGCCAAAAGTAGTTATTTCAAAATCTGCTATTAAATCAAAAGATCCTATTTTTAACTGGAAATTTGCAACAGGGTTGACTACATCATATGATTTTAATTCTATACAATATAAAGATAAATTTGTTGCTATCGGAAGTAGTTCAGTTTTTGCTACAAGTTCTGATGGAATATCTTGGCAAGTCGGTACAGTTGGATTTAGTCAAACCTCTAATTTTAATTCAATTCAAGTGGTCGGTGTTGGTACAAGTAATTTATTAGTCGCTGCTGGAACTGCAGGCAAAATCATAAGAGCTACAGATAGCGGATCTGTTATTTCTAGTTGGACTAAAATTCCATTAGAAGAAGATATTATTGTTTTAGGCATAGGAGCTGTAGGTAGAATAGGTAGTGCATATACGGGAACATTCAATCAAATAGTATATTCTAATTATGTTAATACTTGGGTTGCTGTTGGAGCTGGTGGATCTATTTTTATTGGTAATGGTATAAGTACAAGTAGTTTTGTTAGTAGATATTCCGAAACATTGTCTGATTTTAATAGTGTTGTATTTGGTAATACTTATTTTGTTGCGGTTGGTAATAATGGTACAATTCGAACTTCTGATACTGGAACAATATGGGAAAATACTGCATCTCCAGTAACCAATAATTTAAATAAAATAATCTATGTTAATGGAAACTTTATTATAGTTGGAAATCAAGGAATAATTTTGAAGTCAGTCAATAGAGATACATATCAACTTATCTCAAATAATCTTGGAAGTGAAAATTTAGTGAACATATATTATAATTATGGTTTTTATGTTGCAGTAACATCTTCGGGACAATTATACTATTCTTTTAACTTGGCACAATGGGTCTACAGAAGTACACTACAACCAAAAAATGTCAATGATTTAATATTTACAAATAATGTTGGATCAGATGGGAGATATATTCTTGTTGGAACTGGAGCTACTGTAATGTATGCAGATCCAGTTTACAATCCTGCAACTGCAACTGCTACTACAAATAACGGGGGTGTAACATCTATCCAAATAGTTAATCCTGGATTTGGATATGAGTTTGGCAGTTCTCCACCAGTTTTAATAGAGAGTGATACATATAAAACTGAATCCGTTAAGTCATTTAAAGCCGCAGGAGATCATGGAATAATTGTAGGAATTATTACATATATCGCAGGAACTCCTGGTATAGGAACCACATCTCCAAAAATTTCTTTCAGTTTAAAATCCGAACAATATGATAATAGCACTCTAGGCGTAGGGTATTCTGCACTGAATTCTTTTGGTATTATTAACAGCCAACTATCAAAAGGAGATTATTTTGTAATAACTGATAGTAATGTTGAAACCGGCGGCAACTTAGTTGGAATTACAACCCTTCTTGGTGGTATGAGTAATTATCCAAATTCTAAAATTGGAATAGCAAAATCTTTCCTAGATGGTGTTTATATTGTTGAAGATGTAACACCGCCATCAGCTGGTATAGTAACAGTAACATGCAACTTTGCTCCCATGGTGGATAATTATGTAAAAGTTTACAGTAGGGGATCAAATAATACTGGAATTGGGACAAATAATTTCTATGGAAGATACAGTTGGGGTAAAATATATGACTACCAAAATAGAGTTTTAGGAAATCCCCAAACCTTTACAGCTCTTACTGATAATGGAAGTTCTGGACTATCTACTTCGCCAAAAGTCATAAGAACCAGAAATATCATAAGTAAGTAAAAGGTAACTAAATAAAAAAAAGTATATTTTAAAATGCCCGCTATAATATCAGATCAATTTAGAGTTTTAAATGCTGAAAACTTTGTAAAAAGTGTTTCTGGTGTGGGCGACACATCAAATAAGTATTACACTTTCATAGGGTTACCAAATAGTACTAGTCCTGCTGCTGGCGGCGCTTCAAATTGGATTGCTAATACTCCATCTCCTGTAGATGGATTTAAGGAGGAATATGTAGTTAAAGAAAGTATCATATCATTAAAACAAATTACAAGTCAGGATGTGCGAAGACTTGTCAGAAAAGTTAACTGGGTAGCGGGAAACACTTTTGAAATGTACAGACATGACTATAATGTTTATAATGTTACTCCAGTCACATCTCAAACTGGTTTATATGAATCAAATTTTTATGTTATAAATGAAGATTTGAGAGTATATATTTGCCTACAAAACGGAACTGATCCTGAAAATCCAAAAGGTAGACCATCTTTTGATCAACCTACATTTATTGATTTAGAACCAAGAGCTGCAGGAGCTAGTGGTGATGGATATATTTGGAAATACTTATATACGATTAAACCTTCTGAAATTGTTAAATTTGATTCTATTGAATATATACCTGTTCCTGAAAACTGGGGGAGTACGGGTGAATCAATTGCTACAAAAACCAATTCCGTTGATGGTAAAATAGAAGTTGTTATAATTAATAGCAGAGGAACAAATTATCAACCAATTTCAACATCTTTTTCAAATGTACCCATATTAGGGGACGGAACCGGAGGTAAAGCAACAATTACAATTGATTCTTTTGGCAAAGTATCCGAAGTATTTGTTACTGATGGTGGGAAAAATTATACTTATGGAACAATACAATTCTATCCTGGCGCGCCTGGATCCGAAGTAACTGGTCCATTAAAACAGTTAAGTAACACTGGAATTGGCACCACTTCTATAGCTTCTTTTAATGTTGTTATTCCACCAAAGGGTGGTCATGGGTATGATATTTATAGAGAACTTGGTGCTTATAAAGTTTTACTTTACTCTAGATATGAAACCTTAGATAGTAATCCTGATATTATTTTAGGGAATGATTTTGCTAGAGTTGGGATACTAAAAAATCCTACTATTTCAGGAAGTGATATTCAACTTTTAGATACTTCCGTGGTTAGTGGATTGAATGCTTTAAAATTAAGCGGAGTTACTACTAATACAACATACGCTGTAGATGCAGTTATAAAACAGACTGTTGGATTTGGATCAACAGCGATAGGATTTGTAGCCTCTTGGGATCCAATAACTGGAGTATTGAAATATTATCAACCAACAGGGTTAGCTTCAAGTGAAACTGGATTTAAAATTATTCCATTTACTTCAAATCCGGATATTGGGTATGGAACAACAATTACTTGTTCTGTAATTGTTGGACCAACACTATCAATTAATTCAAGTTTTAGCGGAGTAACTACTACGATAAATAATAGAATATATCAGTTAGGTCAACAGTTTGTTGCTGGCATTTCCTCAGCTGAATATAATAAAAAATCTGGAGATATTATTTACTTGGATAATAGACAACCTATCCCAAGATCTGCCAATCAAAAAGAAGATATTAAAATTGTATTGGAGTTTTAGTAAAAAATGGCACAAAATACTAATTTAAATACATCTCCGTACTTTGATGATTTTGATGTAACAAAAAATTATCAACGAGTTTTATTTAAACCAGGAACTCCAATTCAAGCAAGAGAGTTAACAACACTTCAGTCAATATTACAAAATCAAGTTGAAAAATTTGGAAAACATTTTTTCAAAGAAGGACAAGTAGTAATACCAGGAAATATAGCGTATGATTCCGAATATACTTGTGTTCAAATAGACCCAACTCACTTAGGACTTCCTGTATCTGTATATCTTGATAAATTAAAAGATAAAAGAATAAAAGGTGAAACTAGCGGAGTTTATGCCAAAATTGAAACCTATATCAGCGCTGAAAAATCTGAAAATAATAATAATACTTTGTATATAAAATATCAAAGTTCTAGTGATACAAATTTTACAGCTAAGAAATTTGTAGATGGTGAAAATTTATTAGTATTAGAAAACATAAACTATGACACAGGGGTTATTAGATTAGATTCTTCATTTGCTACAACAGTTATTTCTGGTTCCACAGCTACAGGATCTGCAATTAAGATTGAAGAAGGTGTTTATTTTATAAGGGGATTTTTTGTAGATGTTTTTCCACAAACCGTAATATTAGATCAATACAATAACCTTCCATCATATCGTGTTGGATTATCTATTTTCGAAGATATTGCTGTACCTTCTCAAGTAAATGTAGATTTATTTGATAATGCACGAGGATTTTCTAATTTTGCTGCTCCTGGCGCTGATAGACTTAGAATTGTTGCTAGTCTAATAAAAAAATCGTTAGATGATTTTAATGATGAAAATTTCGTGGAATTATTAAGGATTGAAAATGGAGAAATTAAAAAAGTTCCAAAAAAACAAGATCCAATTTCTTTAATAAATGATGAATTAGCAAGAAGAACAAATGATGAATCGGGAGATTATTATGTAAAACCTTTTACTGTAGTTGCTAAAGAATCATTAAATAATAAAATTGGAAATAATGGAGTTTATAATCCGAATCAAATAACAAAACAAGGAAATACACCTTCAAATGATTTATTAACCTTACAGATTTCTCCTGGAAAAGCGTATGTTAAAGGATATGAAGTTGAAACCCAAATAACCGTAAATGCGGATTTAGAAAAACCTAGAACTACAGAGTCGGTAAAAGATACTACTGTTCCATTTACTTTGGGCAATTTAGTAGAACTTAATAATGTTTATGGATCGGTTCCTATAGGATTTGGAACGACAAGTCAAGTATCTTTATATTCAAAGAGAACATCAACACCAGGTGTTGCTTCTGGAATTCCCATAGGTATCGCTAGAATTTACGATTTAAAATTAAAAAATGCTGGGTATTCAAATGCTGCTAGTGTTTTCGAGAGTTCATCCTATGATATACAAACATATACATATTTGCAATTAAATGCTACAATAACTTTATCTAGACCAGCGTTTATTGAAGGAAAAAATAGTTCTGCCTCTGGATTTTTAGCAATAAATGCTTCGAACTCTAATCAATTGGTCTTATATCAAGTTTCAGGATCTTTTTCAGTCGGTGAACAATTAAAAGTTAATGGAGAAGATATTTCTAGAACAATAACTAATGTTAGAGATTATAATTTAAGTGATATAAGACAAATAGTTGGATTTAGTGGAGTTACAACAACATTTACTGCAGACACTGTAATATCCACTCCAATACCCATTGCACCTCAAGGCACCAGTTTTACTATTTCTGCTGCTTCTGGTGGTATAAGTACTGTGACATCCGCTAGTTCTACGTTTGGAGTTGGCATCAATACGGGAGATATTTTTGTCTATACAAAGTCAGGTGAAACATTACCAACATATAATAGAGTAACATTAGTAAATGCTTCTGCCAGATCTATTCAAATTGAAGCCACTACTAATGTTGCAGGTGTTAATACCGGTGCATTACCAGCAAGCTCAACAACTATCAATGATATATTGAAAGGAGTTTCTACATTATTAAACCCTAGAGAGTCATACTTTTTTACAGAACTACAAAACACAAATATTTCGAATGTTGATATATCGGATGGCCAGATAGTTTTTAGAAAGTCATATTCAGTAACTGTTGCATCAAATGGTTTGACAGCAACCCTAGAAAGCGATACTAATGTTAGTTTAGAACCTTTTGATGAAGAGGATTATACATTAGTTTATAGTAATGGAGTTGTAGAACCACTAACTGCAAATAAATTTACAATTACTGCTGCCAGAACTTTAACTCTAGTCAATTTATCTCAAAATGGCTCCGCCACATTGACAGCGACTTTACGAAAAAGAAGATTAAAATCAAGGAAAAAAATCTATAATAGATGTGCAATATTAGATATTACAAAATCAAATACAACTAAATCGGGAATAGGTAGTACAACTCTTAATGATGGTTTAACATTTGGTCCTTATTATGGAACAAGAGTACAAGATGCACAAATTTCATTAAATGTTCCCGATGTAATTTTTGTTTCTGCAGTTTTTGAATCTTCGGATGCAAATGATCCAGATTTACCAAAATTAGAAATTATTAATTTAAATGCAAATATTTTAAATGCCATAAAGGGTGAAATTGTTTACGGACAAACTAGTAATGCTATGGGTATGTTCGTTAATACTAATGGAACAAATCAGTTTGGATTTGTTTACACTAATGAAAATACTTTTGTTAAAGGTGAAAAAATTCTTTTCGGAGAATCAAATATAACGGCAGAAGTAAGTTTATTGATAGAAGGAGATCGAAATATAGTATCAGATTTTATTTTCGACAGTGGCCAAACTCTTGAAATAGCAGATTTCTCATCATTAAAAAGAAAAGATGGTGTTACCGCTCCAACAAAAAAATTAAAAATTATATTTAGTCATTATTACATAGATGCAAATGATGATGGTGATTTGACTACGGTTAATTCATATGATACTGAAAGGTATTCGTCTGAATTACCATCAATTTCTTTTTATAGAGCTAGTGATATTATTGACCTAAGACCAAGAGTTAGTCCTTATAATAGTAATCTAACTCCATATTCTCCATTTGAATTTGAGGCTAGAAAATTTGTACCTGCAACCAATTCTAGCCCATACAATTTTGCTAAAGATAAAGATTTATTTTTAAGTTATTCTTATTATCTTGCAAGAACAGATAAACTATATCTTAATAGATTTGGTGAATTTTTCATATCTAAAGGAGTTCCATCATTAACTCCAATTTCTCCCGTTTTAATTGAAAACGCTTTGGAAGTAGCTACAATTACAATGAAACCCTATGTTTATGATGTTGGGGATGTAACAGTGCAATTATCTCCACATAAGAGATATAGAATGCAAGATATTGCAAGACTCGAAGACAGAATAAGAAATATTGAATATTATACATCACTTTCTCTTCTAGAAACGGATACTAAAAATTTAACATTAAGAGATTCTCAAACTCAGTTAGATAGATTTAAGTGTGGATTCCTTGTAGATAATTTTAAATCTGTAAGTAGTGGAGCTTTAGGTGATCCACAACATAAATGTAGTATTGATACACGAGATGGTATACTAAGAGCACAGCATTACACAACTTCAGTAGATCTTCTATTAGGTTCTGAAGCAGTAATAGGATCATCTAATGTTTCAAATCCAGATGCAGACTTAAGATTTGTATCGGATTTAGGAAATCCAAATACAGTTAAAGTTGGTGATGTTGTCTGTTTAAAATATACTGATGTTGTATTCCTTAGAAATAATTTTGCTACCAGAGCTGAAAATGTAAATCCATTCCATGTTGTTAATTGGATTGGTGCAATTGAATTAAATCCAGCTACGGATACTTGGATTGAAACTAAAGGCACAAAGAGAACTGTTGATCAAGAAGGTAATTATTCAACTACGATACAACAACTTGGTGTTGATACAAATACTGGATTATCTCCCATAGATTGGGGATCTTGGGAAACTACATGGACTGGCACTCAAGAAATTGCCAGACAAAATATGGGTAGTATATATGTTGGCACTCAAGAAATTTCCAGAAGTAGTCATAGGGGAGGATTCCAAAAAGGTAGAGGAATTCCTGAAACTACTACCATAAACTACAGAGATCAATATACTAATTTTGCTAATGTAACCACATTAACTACTACAAAACAAGCAAGGCAGGGTATTCAATATAAAGTATCTGAAAGGTTTGATACAGTAAATTTGGGTACATTTGTTATATCAACTGAAGTCATTCATAGGATGCGTACAAGAAATATAGAGTTTATTGCAAAAAGATTAAAACCAACGACAAGGATGTATGCATTTTTTGATAATGTTGATATGGCAAAATATGTCATGCCTAAATTGATTGAAATTCAAATGGTAAGTGGCACATTTAATGTTGGTGAGACTGTAACCGGAACATTAGGAACTGCCTCTATTAAATTTAGATTGGCGTCTCCTAACCACAAATATGGTCCATATAATCAAGCATCTCAAGTTTTTACTAATAATCCATATTCTCCACTTCAAACAATACCCACATCTTATTCAACAACATCAACAATATTAAATGTTGATACGGCTTCCTTAGAATTGCAGTCTGCTTCTGGATTTTATGGATATGTTGTTCAAAATATGCAACTAAGAGGAGAAGTTTCCAAAGCAATTGCTACAGTCACAAATATAAGATTAATTACGGATTCATCTGGTACTTTGATTGGATCTTTACATATTCCTGATTCGAAATTACAATCTACACCTGCATTTGAAACCGGAACAAAAACATTTACACTTACAACTAGTTCTACTAATACTACAATTGTTGGTGCAACTGATAGCACAGCTGATACTAAATTTATATCGTCCGGATTATTAAACAATACTGAAGAAGTTACTTTGAGAACTAGGAATGCAAATGTAGAAAGATTAAGTAGAAGTGAAGAACGAACTTTGACTAGTCAACAAACAACACTTCAAGCTGGAACTTCTTTTGTTAATAGAACTGTTTCTCAAACAAGATGGGTAGATCCCCTTGCACAATCTTTTGAAGTTCCAGATGAAAATGGTGTATTTATCACAAAGTGTGAAATATTCTTTAGAACTAAAGATACTAATAATTTACCCGTTACCATGCAAATCAGAACTATGCAAACTGGTTTGCCCACAACGACAATTATTCCTTTTGGTGAAGTAGTTTTAGATCCAAGTCAAGTAAACGTATCTTTAGATGGCAAAACTCCTACTACATTTACTTTCCCATCTCCAGTTTATCTTGAAACTGGAAACTCATATTCTGTAGTTTTACTATCGGCGTCTAATGAATATACAGTATGGATTTCTAGAATGGGTGAAGAAGATGTCACTACATTAAATTTACCTGAATCACAAAAGATTGTTGTATCGCAACAACCATTATTAGGTTCTTTATTTAAATCTCAGAACGGTGCAACCTGGGATCCAAGTCAATTGGAAGATTTAAAACTAGTTTTATACAGAGCAAAATTTGTTACTGGATCTAGTACAGCAAGATTCTATAATCCAAAATTAGATATTGGTAATAATCAAGTTGTAACTTTAAGACCAAATCCTCTAGATTGTATTTCTAAGTCAACTTTGATAGGACTAGGGAAAAGTTTAACTTCTACAGAAGTTTCTGGATTGACTCCAGGAAGTCCAATATTGCAACAAAACAATTCTAAATTTAAATCAACTTTAAAAAGCATTGTCGGTTCAGTAGGAATTGGTAGCACATTAACAGTAACTGCTGCTGGTCTTGGATTCACATCTACATTTAAAACATATTCTAATATAAATTTAGTATCTTTAACTGGTAGAGGATTTGGTGCAAAAGTAAATTTAAGTGTTCAAAACGGAGTAGCAATTGCAGCTACAGTTTCAATTGGTGGTACTGGATATGCTATTGGAGATACATTAGAGGTAACTTATTCTCAAACAGATAACCTTGGAAACAATTTAATACTTACTATTCCAAATACGGTTGGAGTGATTTCTGCATTTAATTCTTTACTTGTAGATGATGTACAAGGAACACCAAATCAGAATTCAGTTGATAGTTTATTCTATGTTGGTTCGGCTGGAACTAATCTTCTTTCTGGTGCTACTGTAACAACAGTATTAGATCTAACAGACGGACTACACTTTAAAGTTAGTCATAATAATCACGGAATGTACTCCTTGGTTGATAAAGTGATTCTTTCTGGAATAGAACCTGATTTAAGACCACAAACACTGAAAGCAACATACAATTCAACATCTACTAGTGATATCATTGTAAGTTCTGTGGGAATATTTACAAGTTTTGAAAATCTTCCAGTTTCTTCTATAAATATCGGATATATTTTAATCGATAATGAAGTTATATCATATACTGGAGTTGTAACTTCAACGAATAGTTTAACAGGAATAACTAGAAATATAGATAACACAATTTCAGGAAGTTATGGACTTGAATTTCCAATATTTAAATATGAATTAAATGGGGTGTCTTTGAGAAGAATCAATAAAGTTCATAACTTCTCTGATACGAATTTGACAAAATATCCCACCGACTTAGATTACTATTATATTCAAGTTGGAATGAATAGTAGAGGTTTGGATAGAACTCCAGGAAACGCTCTTGGTTATCCAGCATTATTCTTTAGAGAAGATAAATCTTGTGGATCATATGATACAGTTCCTCTAATGGGATCCCCAAGAGGACCTAAAGCAAGTCAAAATATACCGTTTAATATCATTAGACCTAACTTTGCAATAATGATTCCGCAAAAGACAAATATATCTGCAAAGGCAAGAACTTTTAGTGGATCTTCTCCAGATAGCACATTAACTTCTTTCTTAGATCAAGGATTTGTAGATGTAACTTTGAACTCAAATAATGAATTTAGTTCTCCAAGAATTATTTGTTCACAGATAAATGAAGATACATATCTATCAAACTTCCCAGGTAAAAAATCTTTTACCATGGAGCTTACTATGTCATCGGAAGATGAAAAAGTTTCTCCAATGATTGATTTGGACAGAGTGAATTTGATAACCATTGCTAATAGAATTAACTCTAAAGTTACGGATTATGCTAATGATCCTAGAGTTAATTCTTTAACTAACGATCCAACAGCTGCAACTTATTTAAGTAATGTTGTTATCTTAGAAAAAAATGCTGATAATCTAAAAGTATTTTTCGATGCATTTAGACACTCCACTAGTGATATTAGAGTATGTTATAGAATTTTTAGATCTGATGCTCCTGCAACAACTCAATTATGGGAACTATTCCCTGGATATGATAACTTAGATGCTAATTTACAAGTAAAGGATCGTTCTAAAAATAATGGAAGACCGGATAAAAATATAAGCAATTCAACATTAGAGGATGATTTTAAATCATATGAATTTACAGCTTCCAACTTACCACAGTTTAATGGATTCCAAATAAAAATTCTAATGTCAGGAACAAATTCCGCATTCGTTCCTAAAATTAGAGATTTTAGAGTTATTTCTAGTATCTAAATTATATGTTAATACCTGTAGAAAATAATAAAGGACTTTATAGAGACAAAAAAACTGATGCAATTTTAAATTGTTCTGATTCTGATTATCAACAATATTTGGAAGTGAAAAATAAAAAAATAAATGAATTAACTCATATGAATAAAATAAACGAAAAAATTAATGAAATTGATCAACTGAAAGATGATGTGAATGAAATTAAAGATATGATGAAATTAATTTTATCTAAATTAGACTCTTAATCATAAATACTTAAAAACGGATTCCTATAATGGCGGCCAGGAATGTAAATTTAGTTCTTGAACAGGGGACCAATTTTCAAGCCAGTTTCACAATCAGAAATCAATTTAATAACCCATTAAATTTAACTGGTTATACTGGAATTTCTTCGATAAGAAAACATCCTTCTTCTTCCACTGCATACCCACTTCAATTATTTTTTGAAGATAGGTTAAATGGAAGAATTTCAGTATCAATGGGTTATACTGCAACAGATTCTATGGAGGGTGGTCGTTATGTATATGATGTTATTTTAATTTCACCAAATCAGTATAGAACAAGAGCAGTTCAGGGAAATGTTTTAGTAACTCCAGGAGTAACATAATGACTAATTACGCAGTAACCATAAATGAGCCCAGTCCATATCGAATTGGTATCGATTATGAAATGCCTACTAAGTCTATTCAATATGGAAATATTATTTTAGATGCTATTAATGGTCAGTTTACTGGAGTTGGTCAAACTTTTGCTTTAACGAGTCAAGGAAATTTTTATGATCCAATAAATGATCAACAATTAATTGTTGTTAAAAATGGTCTAGTCATGGAACCAGGTGAAGACTATACAACAGCAGGCGTTTACATAATTTTTACGGCGGCGCCAGGTGTTAATGATGATGTTTTTATTATTGCTCTTGCAACAACCGCAGATCTAACAAGAACTATCAATTACATAGTTGATAGTGGATCAATAAATATGCTTCCTGGAAACAAAGGATCCGTAACTCTTGATGTTACTGGAATTTTACAGTCGGTGGTTATTTTGTCAGATCAACAAGGAGATTTGAATTTAAGTATTAAAAAATCAAATTATACAAATTTTCCAACATTTTCTTCTATTCATCCGTCGAACATTATCATGACAAATAGTAGAAAAATACGAGACGATAATTTAGTATCATGGGATAAAACTATTACTGCAAATGATATATTAACTTTTGATGTAGTGAGCGTTACAAACATAAAGAGATTTTTGATCTCTTTAAAATTAGCTCTTTAAAATTAAAATTATAAATAAAGATAGTTATTAACAATCATAACCTGTCGGGGAGTCGTTTAAATGGCACTATTAGTTCCAAATATTGGAGAACTTGAGTCACTCAGATACTTGGTTG